TGAGGTTCACGACCTTCGGCGTCGTACTCATGAGGCCCTTATACGTCACCACGTACAGGCCCGATGCCATCGCCATTACTCGTCACCCCCCTGAACGCCCGAGCGAAGGTCCACCGTCTTCGCGATGACGTGCGCGTCCTGCCGCCCGTCCCAGTGTTCCCGTTGGAAGCCACCGACCGAGCCGTCACGCTCGTCGACGACCTCCCGCGTCTCGGTGGTCCCCTTCCGTCGGAGGAAGGCGACCCCCTTGCCCTTGTAGTCGGTCACTCGTTGCCTCCTAGAGGTGCGCGTTCGCGGTTAGGGTGACGTTCGTATTCGCCGAGTACACGAGCTTGAGGTACCGCCACGGGATGAGCTCCTGCAGGATGTACGTCGTCGTGACGGCCGTCGTGATGGTGATGGCCGTGAGGACGAACGTCCTCGGCGTCGCGACGAGCGCGTACGGGATGTTGAACCAGTTCTGTCCGTCGACAGAGCCCCGGATGTTCACGGTGACGGTCGGGGTCGCACCGATGACCGACGTGATGACGACCGCACCGCCCCGGTCCTGCATGCCCCGGAAGGCTGTGTTCGTCGAATCGGCGTTCCCCGTCTGGTCGGTCGACAGATTGACGACCGAGCCGCCCCATGCATCGAGGACCGCCACGGGCTACGCCCCCCCTCGTTTCTCGCCCGGAGCCTTCGTCGCGGTCTGGACCTCGTACGTCACCGAGTCATCGACCGGGGCGAAGTAGTCGGGAACCACCTTGAGGAGCGGATGGTTCCCTCGGACTCTCGTGATGTCCTTCACGAAGATGAAGACATCGCCCTTGATATCGGCCGAGCCCGACTCCGTCGCGATGTAGACCGTGTCCTTCGCCGTCGTCGTCTTCGTCGTCCGCGCCGCCATTCTGATGCTCCCCTCGAGTTGGGGGGGGCGACCGGGAGTCGCGGGCACGTCCCCCGGTCGCCCTCCGTCTTAGCCGGTCGTCAGGGTCCGGAAGGCCCCCGCCGCGAGGACTTTGGCACCGTTCCGCCAGAAGGCGTAGACGCCGCGCTGCCCGGTCGGTCGGTGGCTCGTTCCGACGAGATGCGGGAGCAGGTCCACGCTCATCCCGACCCGGTCGACGATGACATAGTGCCGGAAGTCACCGAGGACGAGAATCTCCGAACCGGTCGTCAGGACCGCGTCCATCGCGCTCGACTCGTTGGCCGGGTACCCGAGGAGCTCGTAGCCGGTGTTCCCCGGCGTCGGCACCTGATTCGCGAGCCCTTCGCCGATGCGCGTCCACATCTGCGCGCCGCCCGCCGTGTCGAACTGCCGGACCCGGTTGTACGTCGCCCGGTTCCCTATCCAGACCGCCCGAGGGCGGAACCGGGGCGGGAGCGCCGACTCGGTCGCGTAGACGTCCGCCGCCGCGAACGCCGCCGTGCCGCCTGCGGTCACGGTGGTCGTCGCACCGGTGATGATGCCCTGCGGCTCGTTCGTGCCGGTCCCGAGGGTGAACTTCGTCGCCTCGAGGTCGTCCTTCGCGTCCTGGAACTCGCGAGCCATCTCCGCCTCGACGGCTCCCCAGTCCTGCGAGACCTCGATGGAGAACGGGACGAACGCCTGCGCACGCTGCGCCGTGATGGAGGGCCGGGCGAGCGTCGGGGTGTTGTCCCCCGCCTCCGTACCCTCCGTCGCGTACGCGGCCGTGATACCCGCGCTCGTCGCCGCCTGCCACTCGTTCACGGTCGTCTGCACGACCCGCGAGATGGCCCGGTATGGGTTCACCGAGAGGTTCGAGATGGGGATGATGGTCGGGTCCAACTGATACGGCACCGGGAGCCCGGTTGAACCGAGCGTGAACGCGCGTTCCTGCATCTGCCGTGCCGTATCGAGCGCGTTCGCCTCCTCCGGCGTCATCGGCCGTTGCTGGGCGAACTTCCAGAACGCTCGGTGGAAGACCTCCGAGCCGACCGACAGCATGTAACGGGCGAGGTCGCCCTCACGGTCGAGGGTCTTCGTCGTCCGCTCGACCGCCGCCTGCGAATCCTCGTGGTTCGCCTCGGGGTGCGCGAAGGCGGTCCCCTCGATGGACCGCATGACGCCGTCCATGAGCATCCGCCGTTCCTGCTCGGGCGAGCTCGCCGCCGCACGGTATCCCGCGAGGTCGTACGGATTCTCCGGCCCCTTCCGGATGTTCGTGGTCGTCGTTCGCTGTACGGGCCGCTCGACGTGCCGCTCCTGCTTCACGAGACCGGCGAGGTAGTTCTCCCGCTCCCGTAGATGCTCCTGACGCTCGGCGATGGCTTCACGCTCCTCGACGAGCTCGTCCCATTCCGTCTGTACCTCCTCGGGGAACTGCGCTCCCGAGTACTCCGCGTTGAGGAGCTCGGCACGCTTCGCGAGCTCCTGGTCCCGCTCGGCCAACAGGTCGAGGGTCGTGAACCGGTCGATATCCATCGTCTCCCCCTTCGGGGTGTTCGGGGCGGAGGCTTCGTCCTCGAGAGGCTTGTCCTCGGTGCCCTGTCCTGCGGGGATGCTCCCATCGCCCCCAAGGTTGGGGGGAGGGAAGGTCCGGGTCGGATTGAAGGTCACGGTCGCGGTCGACGGTCCGGTGTTGGTCGCGACGACCTCGCCGAGGACCGTCCGCGAAGTCGAGAGCGAGTTCTCGATACGCTTCGCGAGCTCGCCCGGCTTGTCGTTCGCGAACGCTGCGAGCGTCGACCCGAAGTCGGAGAACTCGTCGGTCAGCGACCGCGCCCCGGCGGTCGCTCCCGCATAGGCGGGGAACGTCACCGGACCGAACTCGTAGACCGTCGCGGCCCGAATCGTCTTCTCGGGGATGCCGTCGGGATTGTGCTCGGACCGCTCGGGGTCCTTGACCACATCCTCATGGTCGACCCGGAACCGGAACGACGCCCCGTACGCCCCTGCTCGCAACGCCGGGATGAGCTCCCGGTTGTACTCCGTGTCGAAGAGCGGGACCTCGTACCGCGCCCCGCCGTCATCCTCCTCGAGCACGGTCGGGATGCCGAGGACCTTGTCCCCGATGTGGGGGTCGTGCCCATGTTGGAAGAGCACCTTCGGCGTCGTCTCGTCGAAGCTACGGATGAACGCACCTTCCGCGATGCGCTCCATGAAGTGCCCTTCGACGACCGAGTCAATCTCGGTCCACTCGTTGAACCGGGCGAAGTGTCCGTACAGCGTCGGAATCTCCGCCCCGTCGTCTCGCATGTACCGGACCTCGACGCCCGGGTAGATGGCCCGGACGACTCCATCGCGTCCCATCGCCTTCTCCGCCTCCCCTTGAATCGACGACATGTGCGCCTGCAGGTGTCGAGTCGCCTCTCCCTTGTTCGTGAGCCCCTGCGTCTGCGGGAGCCGGGAGAGCGCGTTGCGAACCCCGTCGGCGTTCGGCGGCGAGCCGGGCCGCTTGTGATGTGGGAGCGCCCACGTCGAACGGAGCTCAGGGTCCCCGGCCCGACGCCCGGCGCAGATAGCCTTGTAATCCGACGCCGACTCACACACCGTCATCGCCAGGTTGCCGTCCCATGAAGACGTATCGACCGACGCACGCTCGTCCATCGGCTCCCAGGGTGTCAGTCCCGCCAAGGTCTCGACCTCGGCGAGGACGAGGTCCTTCGACGCGGCGTTGATATTGAGCGCGGCGAGTTGCGCTTGCGCCTTCGCCTTCGTCGGGTGGCATCCGACGACCTTGCCGTCCGAGTCCTTGACGACCGCCCACCCGGAGCAATCGCCCGCGCCCTTGGAGATGTGCCACGGCATCGGTCAGCCCTCCTGACGAACGCTCGTTCGACCATGCGGTATCACAAACGGTCCGGAATGTCCTGTCATATCTACCATGAAAAGCCCTGGTCAGAGCGTTTAGGCCATTACGGGCCGTATAACGCACGGAGAGCCGAGGACCCCCCCTCCGTGTATGAGGACCTATGGTACCGTCTGAAAACCCGTCTCCGTTCAAACGTGCAGGTCAGAGGGGGTAAAAAACGGGTCCCGTCGGACCGTTTTCGAGCTCGCTCGCTCGCAAGTCCCGTCCATACTGCGATACCGTTCTCAGTCACCATTCCGTCCCATCGCCGTCACGAGCTTCGCGAGCGCGCGGCCCGCCTCGAGCTCCGGCGTCGTCGGGGGAAGCTCGGGCATCGGTGGTTGTAGCTGCACCGAGTAGAGCCCGGTGTGGACGAGCCGACCGTAGTCGCCCGACGTGACGGCGGCAACGACCGTCTCCGGCGTGAAGCCCGCGTCGATGAGGACCTTGATGGTCGAGGCTTCCATCTGATGAATCTCGGCGACGTCCTTGAGGTCCTCGCGGAGGAACGGAACGTCCCTGTCGTCGTACCAGAGCTCGGCCCCTGCAGGGACGTCGATGATGTTCGCCATCGCCCCGGCGAAGCTCCGCCAGAGCGGACGGATGGTGCCGTCGGCATACCGTCGACGGGCCTGCGCGTAGTTGGAGTACGTCGCCGCCTGCAGACCCTCGCTCAATCCGACGATGACCGGCGGGACGCCCGCCGCCGCCGCGATACGGGTCTCCCCGCCGCCCTGCGTCTGCTTGAAGTCGAGTTGACGCAGGTCGGCCCCGACGACCTTCGCGTCGGCCCCTCCGGCGAGAAACAGGGTCTTGTAGGCGTGGTCGAGACCCTCATGCTTCTCTTGGAACGCCTTCACGAACTTCTCGAACTTCTCGGCCGTGACCGACGGGTCCATCCGGACGACCATGTTCGGGGTCGCACCGTTCTCGAAAAACTTGAGCTTGTGCGTCGTCGCCGCGTGGTCGGCCTGAATCTCGGGAACGATGGGATGAAGCCACGACATGCCTCGATAGTTCGCGAGCGGGTCGGGCGTCGGAGCCCAGATGGCGAGGTCTTCGACCGGGATGAGGACGGCGGGCTCGCTCGACCCGGGACCGCCCGGTTCGTACATCACCCCTCCGACCTGGGCGTCGAGGGAGCCCGCGCCACCACCACCGATGACGATGGTCACCCAGTCGGGCCGGAGACGCTGCAGGTTAGAACCCGTCCGCCTGCAGAAGAAGGTTCCGGCGAGGTCGACGTCGGTGATGGCGCGGGCGAGCAGGTCCCCGGTCGTTCCACCCGGCCAGGGCTCCTCGAGCGGACGCAGCGCCTCCGTCCCGAACAGGTCCCCGGGTCGTCCGGCCCGACGCTGACGGAACTGGAAGCGCGCCTCGGAGAAGACCGAGAACCGGGCGAGCATGCACGCGAAGATGACACCGTTACCCTCATACCCGCCCGCCGCGAATCCGGGGAAGTCGCCCGGGATGTCCTCGGTCTTTCCCCCGGCGAGCGTCTGCTGTACCTGCAGGTACGGGTAGGTGTTCCCCGAGTACTGAAAGAATCCGAGCCACTGCTCGAAGCTCAACGGGAGCGTCGACCGCTCGACCGCAGGAGGCTCGATGCCGAGTCGACGCCCGACGGTGGCGATACGTTCCCCTAGACCCACGCGAACCCCGGTTCCTTGTCGCCCTCGGTCATGTGCCAGACCGCCCGATGATGCGCGACGACGGCCGCTACGGCCGCGTCTATCTTGTTCGGCGAGTCGGCCGACTCCTTCGTGATGACGGTATACCCACGGCGAAGGACCGGAACGGCGTTCTCGAGGTGCCGACCGATGACCTCGTGCCCATCGTGCGTGAGCTCGCCGTCCTTGCACGCCTGGAAAAACGAATCGCACGCGGGACCCATCCTCGAGGGTTGGTTGGTCTCGAACCGGACGACGACCTCTCCGTACGTCGCCTCCCAGTCTTCGAGCTCCCGGTGCCATCCGGGCGGGTCGGGCGCGAGCTCCGCGACGTCATACGTATCCATCGCGCTCCTGATGGCGTCGTCGACCTCGTTCCGGGGCGTCCGCCACTGAGGATTGCCCGGAGGACGCTCCCAGACCTGCAGGACGAAGACGTGCGGCGTCTCCTCGACCGTGCATCCGATGAGCGCGGTCGAGTCCCGGGCATAGCTCCCGTCGAATCCGAGGACGATACGGCTCCCGTCGGCGACCTTCCGCTCCGCGTTTACACGCTCGGACCAGACGGCGGCGGGAGGCCAGTGTTCCGAGGACCGTCGAGGTTGATTGAGCCAGTATCGACGGAGCATGTTCTCGTCAGCGGTGGGGTCGAGGAACATCGCCGTGATGGAGGGCACATCCGCCCACGCGAGCGCGTCCCCGGACGCCTGCTCGATGGCCGCCTCGAGTTGCTCGGGGTCGTCGATGTCCCATCCCTCGTCCGCCTGCCGATGGTCGAACAGGAGCCGAGGGTCCTCGACGGTCCCCCGGGCGACCGCCTGAGCGTAGATGTGGGTCCGCTCGGCGATGGAATCCTCCCCGGGTCCGTACATCGTCGTCGTCTCCAACGACCACGGGTCGGCTCCTCTCCGCTTCGGGATGTTCCGGAGCATCGTCGCATGCGTCCTGCGGAGTTTCTCCGAGTCGAAGGCGTGGGTCTCGTCGAAGTGCTGGAACGTCGTCCGAGCTCCGTCGCGAGCGGCCGGGGCGGACGCGAGCGCGACGAGCTTCCCCGGGGCGTCCTTCGGGACAATGCGCTGCAATCCGATGTCGTAGGTGTCCGCTATCTTCGACCGCGAGAGAATCTCGTACGCCGCCGCGTAGGCGAGGTCCTCGGTCTGTTCCTCCGTCGTCGCGACCATCGGAACGTAGGGGTCGCGGACCGCCCGCCCGACCGGCACCTCCCCGTCCCAGTGGTCGAACCGGACCGGGCACGTCGGGTCGAGCTCGCAGATGGCGAGCCATGCGGCGAGCTCCGTCTTGCCGACACCCTTCCGCCTCGAGAGAACCGCCCGCTTGAACTTGCGCCGTCCCTCCTCGGGGTGTCCCGGGCCGTAGACCTCATACGCCCTGCAGATGAAGCGGTATTCCTCGGTCGTAAGCCGGACCGACTCGCCGAGCATGTCGCCGGGTCCGTGGACGAGGTAGGTCTCGATGAACGCGCACACCTCCGGCCCGAGCGTGTAGAAGTCGTCGCCCGCCTCGGGAACGAGGAGCCTCATGCTATCCCCAGACGACCCACGCGAGCGTCATGAGCGCGAGCCCGGTGAGCACCATCAACCACTCACGGATGACGACGGCGACGACGGCCATGACGAACCCGACCGCCGCGACGAGCATCGTCGCGAAGTCCTGCGGGCGGTCCCGTATCATCCGGCGTCCTTCACGAGCTTGAGGCGGTCGTCCTTGCGAGCCGACGTCGTCGAGCTCTTCGGCTCCGGCGGCTTGATGACCCATCTCAGACGGAGCCGGTCCTCGGGCGTCGCGCCGAACTTCGCCATCTGCAGACGAAGCTCCGAGAGCTTGTGGACATCGGGCGCGCGCCAGTATTCATCGACGAGCGGGACGACCTGCAGGAGCGTCTCCCAGTCGCTCGCCGTGAAGAGCTTCGACTGCGCGCAGGTCGTCCACGTGCGCCACCATCGCCTCGTCTCGGGTCGGTGCTTCGTGCCCGGGAGCTTCGGCGGCGGACATGGCTCGGCCGTGAGGTCGGTCGTCGCGTATTCGGACTTCGGTTTCGTGGCGTGCCCGAGCTTCTTGTCGGCGGGCTTCGGGGCACGACCACGACCGCTCATGCGACCATCCCCGTGAGTCGAGGGGTCCCGTCGCCCCATCGCGCGAACCCGACGAGCCTCGCCCCCTTCGCTCCGTTACACGTCTGGCACGCGACCGCGAGGTTCTCCTCTTCGTCCGACCCACCGTACGACAGCGGGACCAGATGGTCGAGTGTCAGACGATGCCGAGGGTCGACCGCGCCTTCCCAGACCGCTCGACCACACATCCAACATCGGGAACCGTCTCGGTCGATGATGCGATGACGGCGGACCATGCCTCGACGGAGTAGGTCTCGGGCTTGGCGTTGCGCGTTCTTTCGCCGCGTAGTCTCGACCCGTCGACACGCCTCCGAGCAGAATCGCTCACGATGCGGCCCGAGCGGTTCCCCGCATCGGTCACACACGAGCCCGAGGTACATCGCAACGGTAACGCCCTCCCGCTCTGCTCGCCGCTTGAGCTTGTGTCGACATGCCTCCGAGCATACGCGCCGCTTCCGCGTCGGCTCGAACGCCCGAGCGCAGACGACGCACGTCATGCGACCATCGGCCCCGGATTCGAGCGCACCCGCGCCGTGC